ATCTACTAATGGATTTGTATCTAAAAAATTTATTCTTATAGTTTTTCCAATCGAATAATTATTATCACCAGTTACAAAATCGCGCCCTCTAACAGTTATTCTTAAAGGCGTTTTTCCTAAAAAACCTCTTAAAGATTTTTCAATTATTTTTTTAACGTTTGAACCTTTTGTATTTTCCTCGTGATAACTTTTAAATATAGAATCTTTAGTTGTATATGCACCGCTAGAATGAATTGAAGATATATTTTTTGACTCGTATTCTTGAAAAGTTATATCATTTAACCTGTAGTCTGGAGCATAGTTATATCTTGAATTGTTTGCACCTATTGAATTTTGCTGTGCTAATCTCTTAAAAACATTTCTATCAACGTTAAATTTTATTGGATCTTCAAGTGCCGTAAGAGTACTATAAAAATTATATTTAGCACCAACTAATCCTTCTCTTATTAAGCCAATTAAATTTTCAGTATCACTATATTCATAATCTTGAATTGTATAAAAACTTTGTATACTAGTTGATGTTGTTAAACTTGGAGCATAAAAATATGGAACTTTTTTATTAATTGGTTGTTGAGACAGCATTGTGCCCAAATCTTTTAATATTAAATTATCGACACCTACTGTAGAAAATAAAAAAAATGGAAAACCTTCTTTTGTGAGTGTTCTTTTTCTTAACCACTGGCATGCTTCTATTGGATGCATGTTAGGTATTATAACCTTCATATCTTTTAAGCTGTCATCGCCAATTTGTATTATATCTCTGTTTAAAAATTCAAACATTATTTTAGCTATCATTTCTGAAGGAGCACCAGTGTATACTCTATTAACATTCTGCAAAGATGAAATCAAACCAATAAATTCTGTGCAATGTATTCTAACTACTTCATCTCTTTCACCAGCCTTAGATATTTCTTTTATAGAATCTATAACAAACTCTTTTTTTATTTCTAATCCTTTATTCATTTCTTCTACGTGATAGAAACTTAAAGTGAGTTTTTCGCCTCCTTGTAAATCCATGTCTTGAACTATATTTTCTTGATCGACAAATATTATGTTTGCTGTTAAATATGGATTAACAATATTTTCGTATATCTCAAAATCAGATATTACGTTTTTAATATCTATTGTTACTGGAGTTCTATCGCTTGATATAACTGCTTCTGTAATTTTTAATTCAATTTGGCTTTCAATAGAAAGTTCTGACATGTTAAGACCTGATGGATTTTTTAAAGCTTGATATTAAATTGTTAATTATGTTTGGCTTAATAACTTTTATTTGTCTTAAACTTTCGTTAGTACTAAAATATACATCTTCATGTGTTTTTTCAGTTATTTGAGCACCTGGCGGTAGTAAACCTCCAAAATTTGCTGATGTTGCGTCACTGTCAACTCCTAGATCAACAATCTCACCAGCGGCATTTACAAAATGACTAGCAGATTGAAACTCTTTTACTGCTGAAGTTGTTTGCAATGATTCGATAACACCACTAGAGTTTGTTGATAAAATAACTTCACCATCTTCTTTAAAGTTTGATATTCCATCAATTATTATTTGGCCAAGATCTAAATTTCTTTTTTTAATTACTCCAATGGCACCTGACACAGAACCTGTTACTAACTGACCAACTTTAAACTTAGTGGCAAATGGTTGCCTAGTGTTTAGAACTTCATTAGGAAATATTTTTTTAATATAAGCATTGAGTTCAGTATTAGTTAGTGGCCAGCCTTGTTCTCTAATATCATCATTCAATAAATAGAACGTCCAATAGTTAAATGGAGTACCATATAATTGTATTGAAACTTGATCTGGTCTAAACCCTTCTTGTATAGTATGAAAATTTAGAAATGATATGCCATCTTTTACTTGATCTATAATATCTGTGTATTGTGAAATATCTTGAAATACCACAGTATCAACTTCATCACCAAACTTATAAAATATCTTGTTAAAATCATTAAAATACTGCATTAGAAACCACCTTCTAGGACATCTTTTTTTGTTATTGTTTCATGCTCTACAAATTGTAATGAAAGATCGATCTCATTAGGCTGACCGTCGTTTCTGAAACCACCACCAGTAGGATTTATTGTATGAGAAACATTTCTTAAATATACGGGTTTTATTTGTGGTATTTTAGAAGAATCTACACCTTTAAATTGAAATGAAATTTTAAATGCGTTTGGAAATTTAAAACCAACTGCAGCTTCTTGATCACCAACCGTAACTCCAAAAACATCCGGATATAGTTCTTTTCTAAAGTGCTTAACAATGTTTTGAACCACCCTTGCTTCTTCTGCTGAAGTTGCAATAAATTTAAACTGAAAGTTAAATTCTCTAAGATTAACTCCTCTAAATATTGATCTTACATTTGGATTAACTATTATTCGCGCTTGAAGTGATACCGTATTTTGAATTCCGCCACCTAGTAAACCACCAAGAAACCTATTAATTCTTTCTACACTAAAAGCCATTGTATCTCTGCCTATTTGAGGATTTGCACTCAATACATCACTTAATGAATTAACTCCAGCCTGTAAGTTTTCTACCACTGCTCCTGTAACACCAAGGCCAGAATTTAAAGCTGCCTCTGCAATAGCACCAGTAGCTCCAAGATTAACATTGTCATACAAAGCATTATCATTAAATTGTGTCGACATTGGATAATACATCATTACTATAGGTTCATCTCTTTCTTCTAAGAATCTCATACCAGATTGTAAAGTTGTAGTAACACTTTTACCTAATTGTGTTTGTGCAACTGAGCCAAAAAGTTGTTGTGCGCCACTACCTAATTTTTCTCTAAATCCTTTTCCTACATTATTAAATGATGCGCCAGCTGTAGCATCTAAATCTGTAGCATCATTAAAATCTTCTTCATTACTTGTAAAATCAGCGTTAGCACCATCGAATGCAGTGTCGTCTGCAAAAAATGGTGTTGCACCTTGTTTTTTTAAATTATCTTCAATAGTTTTATCCATTTGTTTTTGTGGCTGTTCTGTAGGAGATCCATATCTCATAACTTTAAATCTTATAGTTGCTGGATATGCAGGATTGCCAATTACATCTAAGGGATACATTAATGCATCGCTTGATCCTGTTTCTGTTAATGATTGAGCCGCGGTGAGAGCTTCACCTATTCCACCTTTATTTGAAAAACTTCTAACTGCTTCGCCAACATTTCCAAATAATGATCTGCCAACTTTTTCGCCTAATGGGCCAACTTTATTTAGTATACTCATTTTAAACCTATAGATATATTAAAGGATTATTGTTTTATTTATATGGTTTATTCAGGTCGTTACATAGTTAAAAACAAAGAAAAGTACAATGGTGACTTTAATAACGTTATTTATAGATCGCTTTGGGAACGTTCTGTTTTTGGCTGGTGCGACAAAAATCCAAAAGTGAAATCTTGGAATTCTGAAGAAGTTGTTATTCCATATTATTATGAAGTTGATAAAAAATACCACAGGTATTATGTCGATCTTAAAATAATTTTTGAAGATAAAACACTTTTAGTAGAAATTAAACCAGAAAAAGAAACTTTGCCACCAACAAGTCAAAAAAGGACAAAGCAATATATCGCTGAAGGTTTAAATTATGTTAAAAACATGAATAAATGGCAAGCCGCAGATAACTATGCAAAAGATAGAAATTGGGAATTTCAAGTTTGGACAGAAAAAACTTTACAAGAAATGAAACTTATTTCGAAACCAGTGCCAGGAAAATTAAAAAAGTATACGCCTTTGAAGCCATTTCGTAGAAGAAAACGTAGGAAAAGGTTATAAATAGAAACATGAGTAACTTATTTCAAAAACTTGAACTTGAAGCTTTTAGAAAAGGTATAACACCTAGAACTAGAGAATCAAGAGAATGGTTTCGTAAAAAAGTACAGCAATTAACTCGAGTAAACCGTTCACAGTTAATTAGAAATCCAGAAGTAAAAGAAACAAGTACGCAAAAATACGGAACAATGATAATGTTTACTTATGATCCTAAACTAAAAGAAAAATTACCGTATTACGATACTTTTCCTTTAGTAATACCAGTTGAGCCAGCTAAAGGTGGATTTAGAGGATTAAATTTACACTATTTGCCACCAATATTAAGAGCAAAATTTTTAGATGCATTATTAGATACTACAAATAATAAAATATATGACGAAAGCACGAAGTTTAATTTAACATATAATTTTTTAAAAAGTGCTGCAAAATATAGATATTTTAAACCATGTTTAAAACATTACTTGTTAGAGCACGTTAGATCAAGATTTGCAGAAGTTGCATCACCTGAATGGGAAATAGCAACATTCTTACCTATAGCAAGGTGGAAGAAAGAAAGTGCAAGTACAATATATTCACAATCAAGAAGGGTAGCAAATGGCTAGTAGTATAGATGAAATAAAGGCATTAGCGAATACCAAGCTTGGATTTGCTCGAGCAAACAGGTTTTTGGTTACTTTACCTACAAACTTTGGTGGTGGTGGCGGATTAATTGGTGGTGTTCTTGGTCTTTTAAATCTTGGTGGAGGCGGAGCTTCAGGAAGAGAACTTAATATTCTTTGTTCAA